GCTCGAAGGCTGGATCGGCTCCGAGGAGCTCCCACGCGATACCAGCCGTGATACAGCCGGTTGCAAGCTTCGCAGCGGCCTTTCGCGGGGTAGCCTTCCGCGCGGTAGCCTTTTTCGCGGGGGATACCGGAGCATCGGGCGCGCCGGGAAGCATACCCGCAAGAGCGTCGGCGACTGCCGCCGCAATCATCGCGCTGATATCGGTCTTTACTGCCATTGTGCTACCTCCTGATCGTGCCGACCTTATGGCCGACAGCCGATGTCTAGGGGGTAGATGTGATGGAATTGTAAGGGTGCCGTCCATGCGCCCTACTTTGTAACACTGTTAGTATCACTTCACAATGTGTAGTCTTGTGGATTGATCGTATGTCACAATTGGTTAGCTCACGGGGTTGTGTCACTCCATGTGTTAACGCTGCCTTAACACTAGTAGCCACTTCATTATGTAAAGCGACCCCTAGTCCCCCGTTGCGGGTTATGTCCCTATTTTATTGACTTCAACCGTATGGAGCACACATCCCAAAGGGTTCGACACCCCTGGGTGCGAACAGGTGTTTATAGACGCTTATCGACACCCAAGTTTCAGCTTGTCTGGAACCTACAGGGGAAAAAGTTTTTCACTACAAAAACATGACATAAGTCCTTCGGACTGTACCCCTTTTGGGGGATATTTGAAGAAAGACCTTTACAATAGTGCCTCCCAAGGGTAATATACTAGTGAAAGACCTAATATATGCTTATATGAGCCTTTTAGGCTTTATTAAGCGAAGGTCTACAAATGTAGCTGAAAACTGTATAGGTAAGGCTTTTTCTAGGTTAGGAGAAGGTTTGCAGGCTAACTTTAGCTATATAGGCGAAAAGGCGTAGTAAGTTGGCGGTAGTGTGGCCCCTTAGTGGCTAACTTCAGCGCCGTCCATATGCTCATATTCGCCCCAAGACTGTGAGACGGGGTTATCCCCGGGGAAACAGGATGTTCGGCGGGGTTCATCCAATAATTTAGGAGAAAACGTGTCCAATCGGAGGAAATCCGATGAGTAGAACGTACCGGAAGCAGATCCGAACGGGTCTACCATACCGGGAAACACAAGGAAAACGTCCGAAACAGGCTCTACAAGCCGAAATAGACGAAAATCTGAAAGAAATTCGCTCTCCCCTCTACAAATGGGAGAAGGAAAGGGAGCAAAATGCTACTTAGTGTCCTATTTACGCTCGCTGGGGTAGTTATTGCTCTTGCTGTGTGGCAAGTAGGCAGTAAGTTTATTCAGAAGCGGGGTAAGGCGGTTATCTTTCAGTGGGGTGAGTTTACAAATTTCCGTGAAGGGATACAAAATTCCCCTGTTCACGAAGATGAATCAAAAATGGTTCCCTACCAGGACTTCAAATACTGGATCAGACTCCATCCCAACAAGGGATTCAACCTCCCGGGGATAGGATATTGGTCACAATTTAGAGGACGGAGGCGCTAATGGCGCAGTTTGCTCGGCCTAGTGCCGATACCGTTAATACCGCTTGGGTTGAAGATGACGGCACTTCAGTCAATATGTTCCAGGAAATTGATGAATCTGCGTTCGATGATGCCGACTATATCAAAACAGCGGCTCCGCCTGGTGCAAATGAGTATGAAACTCTGCTCACCACGGTTACAGATCCGGTTTCCTCAGCGAACCACGTCATGCGTTGGAGGCGTAGGAAGCAGCCTGCATCCGGCTCAGCGGACATCAACCTCACAGTTCGGCTTATGGTAGGAGCGGTACAGATTACCTCACAGGCGGATAACACTCTGCCCACCTCCTTTACATCTACCTCGTATACCCTTTCCGGTGCAGAAGCGGATGCAATTACCAACTATGCCGATCTGCGGCTTGAATTTGTAGCAACGCAGGTCTAGGTCTAACATGGCTTTTCCGACCTTTGTAGCTGCGGGTACCCTTGTTGAGACCACCACAACGGTTACAATTAACCCAAATGCTTCTCATGCTACCGGTGATTATGAACTTTGTATAACTGAGACACAGGATCAAACTGTTTCACTTACAACTCCCGCAGGTTTTACTGCTCATCCTGGCTCGCCTGTTCAGTGTGCTAGTGGTACAGCAACCGTTGCAACACGGTTGACGGTGTTTGAGCGTATTTGGAATGGCTCTGATGGATCTCCTATTACAAATGACCCTGGGAACCATGTCATTGCCACAATCCTCTCATTCAGACGTTCTTCTGGTACCTGGGCAACCTTGGCAGATGCTCGATCAGCTACTTCTGGTACAGGCTGGACAGCCACACCGGAGACCGCCTCAGAGAATACTTCTCTCGAATGGACAGGAATCACGACCGACACCGCTGACCAGTTGATTATTCACCTAGTTGCCCAATCTAAACCGGATATTGCGGGTGGTACAGCGGAAATGTCAGCCCACACAAATGCCGCTCTAGCTTCAATCACCGAGCGGTTTGATGATGCAGCAGCATCAGGTAACGGTGGATGGCTCGGATGCTTTACAGGAACCCTAGCTACTCAGGGTGCAACAGGCAATTCAACAGCCACAGGCGCGACCGCTTCCTTTCACGCCAATCTCATGATTGGTATTAGGGATTCAGCACCGGCTGCTACGGTTCTCCCACCCAAACCCATTATTGTACAGTTCGCTGTACAGAGAGCTAATCGCTATTAAGGAGCTACATGGACGCTGTATATATTACACGCAACACAGTTTTTGCGGCAACCGCTGGCTCCAAGACAATTTTGAAGTTGATTACCCCAACAGGGTTTAACATCAAGATTCTAGAGTTGGCAATCTTCACCGACGGAGTTACCGCAACCGCAGTTCCGGCCACTTGGGGGTTGTTCACTTCAGACGAAACTACGGCAGGAACCCAGTCAGGTACCGCCGTTACAACCCAGGTTGCAGGGGCAGCTATTGCCCACGGACTCACGGTTGGTCAGAACTTCTCAGCGGAAGGTACAACCTATACTGTTGTGAAACAGGGTTATGTTCCACAGTTTATGGGTAGCTTGATCCTTCCCAACCCACTTGGGACAGAGGAGAATTCTCCTGCGGGACTCGCGGACTCCATTGGCCTCAATATCAACGTGACCGCCAATGTTAACGTGCTTGCCTGGCTCAAGTGGACTAGAGCGTAAGTCATGGCCCGTCTTGGGCGTGGGTACTCTTACCCAATATACTCCCACGGGTTCAAAGTTGATGTCCACGGGGAAATATCCTGGGCTGAATTTGAGATTCCTTTTCTAAATGCACAGGCTGAAGTCTCCTGGGCCGAACTTGAGGTACCGTTTCTCAATGCACAAGCCGAGATTTCTTGGTCTGAATTTGAGGTACCTACGGCGAATGCCCAATCGGAAATATCTTGGACTGAACTTGAGGTTCCAACTCTTAATGCTCAAGCGGAGATATCATGGGCTGAATTTGAGGTTCCTCTCCTCAGCGCACAAGGTGAAATATCTTGGGCCGAGTTGGAGGTTCCTACCGCTAATTCTCGGGCAGATGTCTCATTTACCGAACTTGAGGTTCCCACAGCGGATACACGTGCGGATATCTCATGGGCGGAGTTTGAGGTGCCTAATGCCAATGCACAGGCTGAAATAGCCTTTGCGGAACTCGAAGTTCCTTCAATTGCAGGCCCAGCCGGAACTTGGCGAGACGAGTATCTACCAGTAATTCTGTCCCATTCTTAAGGAGAAATATGGCATATCCAGCGGGCACGCCTAACGCTATTGCTGTGACCCCGAGTGATACCGTCCCGGTAGTTAGTCGTGATGGTGTAGCCCACCCAATCTCCGGCTTTTATGTTGGAGCAACCGGAGGGGCTGTCGTCGTGATTACTCCTGGGGGTCAGACGGTAACCTTTGCGGGTACAGTTGTGGGCTCCACTATTTGGGTTAAAGCGACCCATATTAAGGCCACAGGAACGGCGGCAACATCGCTAGTGGCTTTCTATTAAGCCAATAACATGGCCCACATACAAAATCCCGAGGATATTCAGTGGTGCGAGGAATGTGGGCGCTACTACAACCCAACTTCGCCGCATGAGTGTAATATGGCTCGGGTAAACGAGGAACGTCATCAACTTGAACGATTCCTCAAACGTTATCACGTAAAAGAGGAAAGCTAAGGCAGCCCCCTCCTGGGGAACCTCGAATCTAAAGGAAGGCAAGTATAATGGCCCTTGGGACAGTTACCAAAGTGAAAGCCGGTGTTTTCGGCGATCTTCGATATACAATTGTCGATGTTAGACCCACCTCTGGCGCGAATTACGTGGCCGGTGGTGCAGCTTTTGATGTCGCGCAGGTTCCCGGAGCAACGGGTTCCATTCTTGCGGTTGACGTTGTTGGTGGAGCAGTAGATGCTACCAATAAGACCTTTGTCGAGTGGGATGCGGTCACCAAGAAGTTGGTTGCTTATAACCAGACGGCGGGTACCGATGTTGGCCTCATTGAGGCTGCCACCAACGCCGATCTATCTGGTGCGGCGGAATCTAAGAGACTATTGGTTCTAAGCAAGTAAAGGAGGGCAAATGCCCGATTTCCACCGGGGAGACGGCATTACCCTCTCTGATGGGGATGTTGTTGACCTTCTGGCCCGATATCCCCAGAAGTTTTTGTGGTTTGCCCAACACGGCTACCACCCGCATTACTGGCAATTCCTGTTTCACACAAACACGAATCCAGAGAATACCAGGCTTTGCCGCTTCCGGCACCTTGTTGCAGGCAGGCGAGGGGGTAAAACCCTAGCAGCAGCCTGGGAAACAATCTTCTACGCGCTTCACCCCGAGGTATTCCACCAGGATCTCCATGGTACGAACTCGCGTAGACCGCTAGTGATCTGGGTTATGGCCCAGGACTACACGATGGGCCTCTGGTCTAAGTTGGCTATCCGCGAGGTATTGCAGGCAGCCGGTATGGTGGAGGATGTGGACTATAAGGAGAACCGAGGCCACCAGTGGATCGAGTTCGCCAACGGATCATTCCTGCTGTTTAAGACCGCAGACAACCCCACCAAGCTCAGAGGTGCAGGTGTGGACATCATGTGGATGGATGAAGCTGCGTTCATTGTGAATGAAGAGGCGTGGGACGTTAGTTCCCCGTCGCTCACCCAGACCCTAGGCATGTTCATTTCTGCTACCACCCCAGACGGAAAGAACTGGTTTTACAACCATTTCTGGTCTGACAAGGCGTTGGCTAACCCATCACACGGGCGTGTAGAGTATTTTTCTATTGACAGTCCTTACTACGACGTAGCGGAGTGGAAGCGCCTTGCAGAGGAGTATCACCCCTTCAAATTCAAGCAAGAGTTCATGGCTTCTTTTGATGCTATGGCGGGAAAGGAGTTGTCAGGTGAATGGCTACATTACTACGAAGCTGCGGAATTGGACGCATACCGTGGTCTTGATGGTTCATTCCCCGGTCTCACTATGTTTGTGGCTGTCGATCCCGCAATTTCTCTTGCCGATACAGCCGACCGATTTGCTATCTCAGCAATTGGAGTCACAAAAGACAGAAAGCAAGCCTATCTTGTAGACCAGTGGGCAGGTCGTATTCCGTTTCCGGAACAGGTAGACAAAATTAATCAGTGGTTCCAGAAGTATAGCCCCTACGGGATTGGTATTGAGAAAACCGCGTACCAGGCAGCCCTTGTTCAACAGGTTCAGCGACTTGAAGGGCTGCCACCCGTTGTCCCCCTATGGGCCAAGGGAAAGAAGTTTGAACGCATCCTGGCTATGACTCCATACTTTCGCACAGGAAGAATCAAGATTAGTCGGGATCAGTCGGATTTTATCAATGAGTGGGTTGGTTACGATTCCCTCAAGAAGAATCCCCAAGACGACTGTTTGGACTCAGTAGAAATGGCACTTCGCATTGCCGGAGTTCTTCTACCAAGTCAGAAACGCCCAGATGAAGCCCCTATCCTCGAAGGAGCGGCCTCTACTGCAAGTATGTGGGTTGAACTTGCAGCCAAAGCGGCCAGCAAGAGGAAGGATCTGCACACGATGGACGAGCATTTAGGAAGCGAGTGGTAATGAAACTTACTGAAGGTGGACGCCTACAGCGCCCAAATTTGTGTTTTCTGTGTGAGACCACACCGGATCACGGTACCAAGGTCATCGACACCGAACGTTATTTCGACGGACATCCCTTTAACCTACAGGGACGGCGATACGTCTGCGAGAAGTGCATCAACTCCATGTTGGTTCACTTTGACCTTGCTGACAGAGCAACCGTCGAGCGAGCGGAGAATGACACATTGCAGGCACAGAGAGTCCTACAGGGGCTCAAACGCCGCATTGACATTCTATTCAACGATTTGAGGCAGCTTGCCGAGAATCCTACAGCACTCATGGAGGAGATTGATGTTACACCGACGGGATCTGGAAGCGGAACTGTGGGTGAAGTCGCGCGAGTTGAAGTTGACCCAGGATCAATTGACGGTGGAGCGGGAGAAGACCTCTCTTCTGACGCTGAGAGTGGAAATCCTGAAAGAGGATCTGGCGAAACTGCTAAAACATACTCAGGAGCTAGCCTCACAACCAGTCCCTACGCGCAGTAAAACGCCCCTTTACATGAGTGAGAGCGAAGAAGATATCCGCTTTATGAAGGAAACTCAGCAGATTAGTATGGCTGAGGCCGAAGAGTTGCTTCGTGCGCTTGAATTTGACAACGAAATTGTCCTCGACTATGACGAGGATCTAAGCACAATCTAGGAGAACAATGGCTGATTCAGACCAGGCCGCAGGACAGACGAAGGATGTAAGTAAACTTTTGTCTGCCTCCGATCTCAATGAAAAACTGGACAGCCTGAAGCGTGGTCGCCAGTATCTTGAGGCTCAGTGGAAGCTGAGTCTCGCCTTCTATAAGGGAAAACAGTACACATATTACAACAAATCCCTTAAACGGTTGGAGTCCCTACCGGTGGAGGATGGCGAAAAGCCTCGCTACCGGGTGAGGATCGTGAACAATCAAATCTCGCCTGGTGCCCACGCGCTTCTGGCTAAGCTAACGAAGACCAAGCCGGTTACCCATGCTACAGCCTCGTCTGGCTCCGATGCGGACATTAAGGCCGCTCAGCTAGCCGACAAGCTATTGGAGCATTGGTGGACTGAGTTCAGTCTGGACGACAAACTGGCAGAAGCACTCCTATGGACTATTATCACCGGACAGGGCTATTGGAAGGTCACCTGGGACAAGGACGCCGGTAAGCAGATGCGCTTCCTACTCGACCCGAACGGCAACCCTATCACCGACTCTTCCATGCAGGATCTATTCCGTGCGGAACTCTCTAATCAAGGTATCCAGCCACAGGAGAAGGTCGTCTACATGGGAGATATCAAGGTAGAGGTTCTCTCCCCGTTTGATGTGTTCTGTGATGAATCTGCGAAGGTCTTTGATGAGGCCAAGTATGCCATCTGTGTTCATAACATGACGCCGGAGGAAATCAACAAGAAGTGGAAAGTAGACGTTAAAGCGGACGCTATTCCCTCGGGAAACGATGTTGGTTCCACGATGCCTGGTTCCGCGCTCAATGCGACAGAACCGAGTGTCAAAGGCGTCAATGTAGGCTACTTCTTGCCTCAGGCAACTATTCCCAACGGACGGGTTGTTACCTGGGTAGACGAACATATCCTTGAGGATGAAGCGTGGCCCTATCCGACCGACAAACTTCCCTTGGTCAAGTTCCCGGGCATTCGTGTGCCGGGCCAGATTTACGACATGGGAGATGTTGAAGGAGCTATTCCGATTCAGAAGGATCTGAATAAGACCATCAGCCAGATTGTCGAGTACAAGAATCTTACGCTTAAGCCTCGCGTGTGGGCACCCACCGGCTCCTTGACGGGTGTTAGATTGACTTCCGAGCCGGGAGCAATTTACGAGTACAACCTCATTGGCGACCACAAACCGGAGGTTGAACAACTTCCTAGTATGCCTCCATATGTCTTCGAGCACCTGAAGAACCTGAGGGACGATATTCGTCAGGCATTCGGGATCGTGGACATTACCGAAGGTACCCCGCCTCCGAACGTAGAGGCTGGTATTGCCATTGATCTCTTGCAGGAAATGGCGACAGACCGCCTTGCACCGAGGATCTTGCTCTTGGAGCGAGTCCTTGGACGGTCTGGCGAGCTCATGTTGAATCTGGCACAGGAATATTACAAGGAACCACGCCTTCTGAAGGTTTATGGTAGCGGTGGCAGTACCAAAGCACGCCGCTTCTCACAGGCTGATCTGAAGGGTGGGGTGTCTATTCACGTTGAGACCGGTTCCGCGCTACCACGCACCCGTGCGGGTAGGCAGCAGAGAATTATGGACTATGTGGAGAGAGGAATCCTCCGCCCAGATCAGGCGTACAAGTATCTTGATATCGCGGATCTGCACGGTCTCGGCATGACATTCCAAGCCGACGAAGATCAGGCATATCGTGAGCACGATAGAATCCTAGCAGGGCAACCAGTCAATTCAGTTGCTTTGCAGAACGCCCAGATGCAAGCTGAGAGTGGGCAGGCGGTTGGCCCTGGTGGAGAACCAATTACCGATCCGGAGGCAATTCAGAACTATATGCAGCAGGAGAGCCTCCGTCCACAGCCCTTCGAGAATCTACAGTCCCATTTGGACGTTCATGCACTGTTTATGAAGTCCACTGAGTTCGAGACATTGCCGATGGAGGTCAAACAGTCCTTTATGACGCACTTTGCTCTTTCTCAGGAAGCATTGGCGCAGATGCCGAAACCCATTGAGTTCAAGCCGGTTACCCCGACGTTGCAGATTAAGAGCACCGCAGGGCCTACCGCAACGGCTAAGATCCTGGATCGTGCAGGCATTGATGTTACGCCTGAGGATATGCAGGAGCCGCCGCTTGAAACGTGGGTGTCGGATAGTATTGACAAGATCGACCAGGATGAAGCGGGTAACGATCCGCTTACTCCGCTGGATATGCAGCTTAAGTCTACGGAAATCCAGGCTAAGTTGGCAGATGCAGCAATTCGATCCGGTACCATCGCGCAACAGAATCAGCAGCGTCAAGAGCAGCACTTCCAGAAGTCGGGAGGAGACGCTGGCCTTCAGGAGCACAAGGAACGCAAGGCGAAAGCCGATGCAGACCTAGCTGAGAAGAAGCTCAAGGAGTCCTCGTTCAAGCCAAAGCCGAAGTCTAATGGCTAGGAGAACGTACACTGATCGAGAAAAGGCGGTTGTTTACGCCGAGCTTCAAGTGAATGAAGGCAATGTAAAGCGTACAGCGAGAAACACAGGAATTGATGCTTCCGCTGTTCGACGTTGGAAAATGGAGTGGGAGGCGAATGTAGTTCCCCAGAGCATTATTGCCGAGGTGGAACTAGTAGCCTCCGACTTCATTTCCGATGCTGTCCGAATCCGAGGCAAGCTATTGCAGAAGTTGGAGCAGGTGTTGGATAGTGGCGAACGCGCCACCATTCCGCAACTGACTACCGGCATCGGCATCCTCTCGGACAAGATCCGTGCATACGAGGCTATCTCCGAGACGACCAGGGTGGAGCATACGCTCGCCCTTCCCCCGGTTGAAGAACTGCGGGAACTGTTTTCAGGGCTAGTTGTCGGTATGCTAGACGCGGCCCGGACACGGGCAGCAGAAATCGAAGCGTTTGAGGAGCCAGTCTCGACTGAATATCGAGAACTCCTCCCCGCAGAGAAGGAGTAACATGTCAGAATATGATGCAGCTTTGGGGGCCTTCCAGGCTCTAGAGACCGATCCGTCGGCTCAGGAGGCCGGAAACCAGCCCGATGCGCCAGCAGGCGCGCCAGGAGCGGCACCTGTCGTACCGAGTCAGCAGACTCCACCGGAGCCTGCCTCAAAGAGTATCGACATCAGCGGTCTACCTGAAGAGGCGCAAATCTTCCTGCGAGCGCGTGAGCGTGAAATGCAGGCGGATTATACGCAGAAGACTCAGGCGGCTGCGGCGCAGAGGGCTGAAGCCGAACAGGCTATGCAGTTCATCCAGGCGCTTAATTCAGACCCACAGTTCGCCCTACAAGCGTACCAGACCCTAGAAGCCCAGCTAGCGCAGCAGGGCTACCTCCAAGCGCAGGAGCCTGAGGAACAGTACGATGAATACGGGCAGCCCGTCGGGCCTGATCCCTATGAGGAAAAGATTGCTGAACTTGAGCAATGGCGTGACCAGATGCAGGATGAGTGGCAGACAGCTAACCTGTCGGCTCATCTGGATCGGCAGATTTCTGTTATTCAGAGTCAGCATCCAGATTGGACTCAAGAGGATATGCAGTCCGTTATCGACCTGGGATTTGCAACGAACGGTGATCTTATGGCCGCTTCGGCGCAATATCAGGCGGTGCAGGATCAAGTCCTCGCCCGGTATCTTAGTAGCAAGTCTTCGGTCAATACTCCGGCTGCATTGCCTTCGGGTGGTGCAACTCAGGTGCCAGTGGTACCTAAGACGGAGGAACAGACCAGGGCTGCTGCAATGGAGATCATCAGAGCTCAACTCGGTTAACCCCTCTACTCTAGGACTGTAGTTAAGTTCGATAAGAGGAGAAACTGATGGCCTTTCTAGGTGCATCTGTTGCCTCGACTCTTTCTGGTGTACTCAAGGACGTTTATCTTGGCTCCGTCGTGGAGCAGCTAAACAACGAGGTGTTGCTTCCGCAGCGCATCGGCCGTGAGTCCCAGGACTTCGCAGGCAACCAGGTTGTCCTCTCTGTCCATAAGCAGCGTTCTTCTGGCGTGTTCGCACGCGGCGAAAACGTTGCATTCGCTAACCCGGGTGCTCAGCTTTATGCTAAGCCGGTCTTTGATATTAAGGCGCTCTATGGGCGCGTTCGTATCACAGGACTCGGCCGCGTGAAGACGGCTACCCAGGCAGGCTCCTTCCTTAAGGTGCTTGAGGGCGAGATCAATGGTATGAGAAACGACCTGAAGATGGACATTGCCCGTCAGTTGTACGGAGACGGTACCGCTCGTATTTCGAGTGGTTCCGCTGCTGCTGCTAACGTCATCGACATCCGGCCTATCGCCGGTGGTTCTACCAATACTGCTGAGCCGCTTCGTAAGGGCGAAATCTATATTGGTATGCAGATTGACGGAGGCACGGTTGCTGCTCCTACTACCCGGTTCGCTGATCGTGGAGTTTCGGACGTGTCTGTGTCTTTGGCACAGATTACGATTGACGGTGCTGCCGTCACGATGACTTCCGGTACGGACTTTATCTTCCGACAGGGTAACGCCGTTGCTGGTGTTTCGTATGAAATTGACGGACTCGGCAAGGTGCTACCTACGGCAGCCAATACCTTCGGTGGTATTGATGCTTCTGCGGCGGGTAACGGATGGTGGGACAACCAGCGGATTAACGCTGCGGGTGCTCTTACGCTTGATCTTATGACCCAGGCTATCAACTCGGTGACGGTTGCCGGTGGAGATACGTCTGGCATGATCTCAAGTCCGGGCATTCAGCGTGCGCTGTTTAACCTGCTTCAGCCCCAGGTGAGGTATGTTGAGCCTATGACTCTCCACGGAGGGTTTAAGGCACTCGACTACTTCGGAGCGCCCTTTATCGTGGATCGGCAGGCTCCCTTCGGCAAGGTGTTCTTCCTTGCGGAGAAGGAGCTCAAGATGTTCGATACAGGCGACTGGAACTGGCTGGACGAGGATGGCAACATCCTCAAGTGGGTTGTTGGATATGACGCTTGGGAAGCTGTGCTTGCCAAGTATTGTAACCTCGGCGCACAGCGGCGTAATACGCAGCTGCTCCTGTACGGCTTGACGGACGATCCTTCCGGGATCTAATCCTGGTGGATAATGGGGCGGTTTGGAGTAGGTTCGCTGTATGGCTTCCTACTCCCCGCCCCAGTCCCAAATAAGGAGAAGCATGGAACGCGAGACCGCACAGATTTGGACTCCCGCTGGACACCAAGACCGGGAGCTAATTGCTGCCCGTAAGGCGGCGCAGGAGTACGATCCAGACCTAGATTTTGGCTTTAACGAGAAGACACAGCAGTATTGCGTTTATCTTAAGGCCGGTTCAAACGACGCCAGTGGTCACGGTGATCTTCCCATCTTGGGATTTGTGCCCCCGAATCGGATCCCAGCCCCATTGGAGATCAAGAAGCGACTCTATTTGTCTGATGCCACAAGACGTGGGCATGAAATCATTGACGAATGGGATCGCCAGAACGAATTGCTAAAGAAAAAGAATGACCACTCGAATGCAGACGGCCAGTTGGCTGAAGCGATAGAATGGGGTTTCAGAAAGAAGGGGTCTGATAAGGCTCCTGTCAGAGTATTTATGCCAGGTGAGACGGGAGAAAAATAATGGCACAGCAAATTTTCGGCCTGCCAGACCCTAGGAATCTTGATGATGCAATTGGACGCAAGAAGCGTCAGTTGGTCAAGTATATTAAGGGCCGGGGTGGCGTAGGTAAAGACGCTCCCATCCGTGGGACTCAACCCTATCCTAAACCAAAGAGGAGATACTAATGTTTGTACCAGGAGATCCCACTGAACAGCGCAAGCGCGCCCTAATTGCCAAGTTGATGGGTAGAAGTGGTAAGGGTGGTGCTGGTGGTGGACTTAGAGTTGGGCGTCCTGCTGGCGCAGGATTTGGCCGTGGTTTGGGCTTTGGTGGGGGTGGAGGAAATGCAATGGGTCAGCGAGGCCAGGCACTTCCTCAGATACTAGCTGGTTATGGTGGCGAAGGGCAGGGCTATGGGCAGGGTGCAATTGAAGCTCCCCAGTTCCAACCTCCCAATATTGGAGCTCAGCAATCATTCGCGGGCTCTTTCAGACCGCCACAACCGGAATATCAGGGTGGATCACTGGGTCTAACAGGCCCGTCTCAGCAGCATCTCGCTATGAATCCACTGATTCAGCAGTTGCTTCAGAGTTATGGTCAGCAGCCTCAGCCACAAATCCAGATGGGCCTTCGTAGGGCAATGTAATGGACGTTTCAGAGATTCTGTCGGAATTGGTGGATCACGGGTTTGAAGACACCAGCACCGAACGTAAGTTGGCAAAGATTAACGATGCCATCTGGGATATTGAATCTCGTGAACCGTGGCCTTTTTTGGAGAAGACGGTGGCCCTCAACTTTGACGGAGCTTCACCTGCTCCTACAAATATGCCCACCGACTTCAAGACGGCTCTTTGGCTATTTGACCTTACAAACGGGGTCTCTCTCTGGCCCGAGAGGTTGTCCACAATTCGAGATCGCTATGGAAACCAGATTTCTCTGGTCTCTGATCCGGCCAGTTATTATTTTGTGGCGGGACAGATCCGACTCTATCCGGTACCCCCGGTTTCGACAGGTCGGTTTCAGCTTGATTACATCGCTACCCAGGTGGAATTGACCGAAAATGATGTATCAACGTCCATCCTTCTACCTGCGAGACATCACCAGGCTATTGTTCTTGGTGCGCTCTTTCGTTTGTACAAGATGGAAGATGATCCGGAAAACGGGAACATGTTTCAGATTGACTTCGAGAACAAGATTCAGCAGATGCATGAGGATTTGTTCCGCAGACAGTATCAACGATCTGACCAAATCTTCGTCATTGACGAGGACGATATCTACGACTACTAAGGAGGCTTGATGGCTGCGTTGGAAGCACAGACGTTCGATGGCCTCCCAGAGGGTATGAATCTAGCACAGCCTGCTCACACACTCTCAGATGGTGAAGCAAGATATCTACAAGATGCTCTGCTTGATTATCCCGGACTAGTTCGGCGTAGAGGGCCTGTAAGGGGTGCATCCGGTTTCCCCACCTTCGCTAAAAAGGGCTGTGGAATTATTGGCACAATCACCCCGGCAGGTGGATATCGAGTTGGTGTGTTCGTGGGAGACAATGCAACGGGACAATTTCAGATGCTATCGGATGATTTTTCAACCGCTACAGCATTTACCTGGAACGGGTTTCTGCCTCAATCGCCTTACTATATTGTTGATGCTAAGCCAACTCTTCTTGGCGGTGCTACCCTTGGCACGTCTTCGCAATACAACTCCGCTTCACCTACCCAAACACTAGGATTCTGGCGGGGCGGGAACAAAGCAAACTACACCACGGGTACTCTTGCTATGACCCTTGGTTCTAGAACGCTTACTGGAACTGGCACCTCCTGGTTGGCAAATGTTTCTTCCGGCATGTACATCTTTGGTAATACCTCTGATGCAAGTAGAGGAAACTTTACTCAGACGTTGATTGGAGTAGTCAAGTCTGTGGATAGTGATACCTCTATCACCCTCCTAGACGTTGCGAACTACACCAGTACCGGCCAAGTCTATACTGCTACCTCCGTTAGAGGTTTTCAGTACAAGGTCGTTAAGGGTCGGATTACTACCGCCACATCTACCACCACTGTTACAGGAGCGAACACCAAGTTTGTTTCCCAGTCAATGGCAACAGGAACGTGGAATATTTATCGCGCCTCCGATATGGCGTGGGTGGGCAAGGTTACCACGGTCACTAATGAGATCAGCATTACTCTGGCTGCCAACTCCGCTCTTGCTCTGAACAACGAGAAGTTTGTTGCGCTCAGGGGTGATGGTGATTGGACACTTAGCACAATGGGTTCAGATAACAAAGTGGGATTCCTCAGTGCTTTCTATGCAGGGCGTCAGTGGTATGCTAATAACGGTCGCGCCCTTACTCGTACTTCGCGTGTATGGTTCTCCGATCCAGGGGATCCCGAGGGCCTCGATCTCAGTACCTACGATGGGGACTTCTTTGATGTATCCTCGTCCGTAGGGACAGATACACCCATTAAGGCGCTTATTCCGGCCTATAACGGGCTAATTGTCATCAAGGAGAACGAGACCTATGCAATCACCGGTTCCACGGCGACGACTTTCTCAATCAAGAAAATCCAGGACGACGGAACCCTATCTGGTATGTCCGCACAGCCTTATGGCGGTGGCGTTATCTGGGCAGGGGTGGACGGTATTTACTTTTACGACGGGATCACAGTCTCCAACCTCTCCGCCGAAAAACTAGGTGATTATTACCGCAACGCGGTTCGCAACATGAACCCTGCTTCTTATCGTTTGTGGGGTATGGTGGTTCGTGGACATTACTTGCTCCACATTGAGAATCTCAATCCGAATGTGGGTGTTCAAAAAGGAACTCTATCCTTTACTCCTACGTCACTGACCTATGTAATTAACTTGGAGACCAGGGCGTTTTCAATCTTCACCAATATGGCCTTCCGAGGTTATACGGAGACCCCTGCTGATACCGGCAAGCAAAATCTTTACATCGTGAACGATAACACCAAGGCAGTAATATGCCAAGGGTTTGATCTGTTCGATGTAGACGACAATGATTCCGTTCTTTGTGACCTTGGTGCAAGTGCGGGAATTTACCGATATGGAGTGACTTCTCTTGGAACAGCAACTACTTTTGCAGGGGCCGCTGACACCAAATACTTCTCCAAGATTACTGTCCCAACGAGGGCTGCTATCTACAAGATTGCAATTTATTCTGTGGGACAAGGTGGGGGTTCAACTGCCTGCAACGTCCGAGCAGGCATATATTCCGATGTTGCAGGGGTTCCTACTGCACTTCTCGGGACTACTAGTGTGGTTGCCCTTAACCAAGCAGACGGCCCCGCTTTTAGGGACTATACCTTCACTACAGCGGTGGAGCTTGCCCCTGGTGATTACTGGATCGGCAACCACGTTGAAACCAGTGGACTGGTCAACTTCTACAAAGGAGCTACCGCTCTTGGACTCAACTTCAACACAGATACCTACGCAGGCGGATTGGCAGATCCCTTCGGAGCAGTAAGTACCGCCGATGGGCCTCTGGTCGCCTACGCACAGGTACTCACCTGTGGGCCAGACTTCTACGTTGAAAGTAAGAAATTCACCGAGGGCGACTCAATGCACAAAAAGTTGTTCAAGCAACTTTCCCTAACGTATATCTCACAGGGAGATACACTTAGGATTGACACCGTTCCCGGACTACAAAGCATTGGTAAAACGGCCACAGCCGCCTATCCAACGACGGTGTACACCTGGGATCAATTGGTTGTATTGGTGGGTACCTGGGACAACTTGGCACTACTGTTCCCCACTTGGGAAACTCTAACGCTGGCAAACTTTAAGCCAAAGCGGATCAAGTTCCTTAAACGCTCACAGATGCTCAGTTTCCGACTGTGGCAAAACTCCCCGGCGGTTACAAGAGCACATCTAGGGCCATTCCAGATTGCCTACAAGTGGCAGAGACTCGGGAGAATCTAATGGCAGAAGAAACAATTGGCGAGTGGACTGTAGAACGGTTGGTTCGCTTCCTACAGAACGCGCTAGAGGAAACTCCTCCTTCGCGGATTCCTACGTTGGTGTGTGATGCACTATCGGTCAATGTGAAACATATATTTGGTGACCAGGTTCAGTTCTCTCAAGCACAACTCAGCGTAGGAGCCGCTGGTTCAGCTACAGCACCTCCGGCCACACCATCGGGATATATTCGTATCCTTGATTACACAGGTGCGCCATTCGTAATTCCATACTATAAAGCGAGTTAAAACATGGCACAGGACGCTACCGGTACACCTACTGCAAAGGGTATCCCGAAGTTCAATACTGCCGTGGATGCTCCTTCTGGTAAAGGGTTCAATGCTGGAATGGATGCGATTGATACCTTGCTCGACAGCTATGCTGCCAAACCCTCAGGCATTGTCTCAGGCGAAGTTCCGGTGTGGAATGGTTCGGCCTGGGTGCGTTCCAGCGTCACGCGCATTGGAGTCGGAAGCCTTGGCTCCGGTTCTCCCAGTTCCTCCAACTTCCTTCGCGGAGATGGAACCTGGGCCAGCGCGGGTGCGCCTACCTACCAGACGACACTTCCAGGATCTCCCGTAGACGGCCAGCAGACGATCTTCGTGGACTCCACGTCCGCTCCGACCTACGCCTGGTACCTGCGATACAACTCGACGCTCGCCAAGTGGCAGTACATCGGCGGACTCCCGAAGGTTGCCCGGGTGAACACATACGAGAGCACGACCTCTACCACCTATGCCGACCTCACCACCGACGGCCCGACCTTCACGATTCCGCTCTCGGGAGACTACGACATCTACTTCGGGGCCGCGATGGAGAACAACACCAACGGCGCGGCCACGATAGCGGGACTCATGGTGAACGGAAGCCAGCTACAGTATATTCGCGCGGATTCCCTTAATGCGTTTGCGGAGGGGGGAGGTGCCTGGACTTACTGTCTTAGCGCCGCCACCGCGTCGTGGGTCGCTAAGTTGCAGTACAAAGTGGCCGACGGGGGTTCTGGTTCTGGAACCGGTTCGTACTACGATCGACACATAATCGTCTCACCCCGAACGGTCAGCTAATGGCAACTTCTAGTTATTATGACACTTCCAGTGGTCAAGCCCGATTGATCCCTGGTGCTGGCACTTATCTACAAGATCAGGCTAAAGCTCAGTCTGCCTATGAGCGCGCTAAG